TTCAATTGCACCAGGATTTGATGATAATTCATCCCAATGAATTTTATCTTGATTTTCTTTTAAAAGTTCAATTGCATTTATATTTCTTGATAAATTATGCCAATTAATTTTATTTTGATTTTCTTTTAAAAGTTCAATAGCATTTTCATTAAAAGATAAATAATACCATTTAATTTTATCTTGATTATCTTTTAATAATTCAATTGCTTCTTTATTTAATGATAAATGACACCAATAAATTTTATCAAAATTATCTTTTAATATTTCTATTGCATTAGGATTTTCTGATAAATAATGCCAATAAATTTTATCTAAATTTTCTTTAATTATTTCAATTGCATTTGGATTTTTTGATAAATTAAGCCAATTAATTTTATTCTGATTTTCTCTTAATAATTCAATTGCTTTTATATTTGATGATAAATGACACCAAATAATTTTATCTGGATTTTCTTTTAATAATTTTATTGCTGCTGAATTATATGATAATTGTGACCAATCAATTTTATCCCGATTTTTTCTTAATAATTCTATTGCTCCTGAATTTTTTGATAAATTAAACCAATATATTTTATCAGGATTTTCTTTTAATAACTCTATCGCATTTTTATTTCCAGATAAAAATTTATAATTTAATTTTGAACTATCAATCCAATCTCTTAATTTCATAAACATAATTATAAATTTAATTATAAAAACAAAAATAATCAATTTTTATATATTAATTTAAGGAGATTAATAAGAATTCTTTAAATATAATTTAAGATTAATCATCATCAAAATAAATATTATAAATCTCATCTTCCCCGTATTCTTCAATTAATCTAAATATTCTTTTTGGATGTAATGCTTTTGCTATTATTTCTTCTCCTAATTCTTCAAAATTCTTTTTTATTTTTTTTATAATCATATATAAATATTGAAGAGTTTAAAGAAAATCCATCCCAATTAATTTTATCCTGATTTTTTCTAAATAATTCTATTGCATCTGGACTTAAATTTCTTGATAAATATTTCCAATTTATCTTATCTGGATTAGCTTTTAATAATTCTATCGCATTTTTATTTATTGATAACATATCCCAATTAATTTTTTCAGGATTTTCTTTTAAAAGTTTAATAGCATTTTTATTTATTGATAACATATCCCAATCAATTTTATTAGGATTTGCTTTTAATAATTTTATTGCTAGACAATGTAATGATAATAATAGTGTATATGTAATAAATACTAAAATGGAGGATGGAGATACTAAAGAAATATTAAAAAAACGATTGATAAGTATTGTATCTTATCACGAAAAGGCAGGAGTATGGCGCAGATGTTATTATTTATAATATTTATTGTAGATAAAATATGTTGTAAAAGAGATGATATATATTATTGGGTAGTATTACTATTATTATTTTTAGCAATTCATTATTTCTTTTTCAATTATATAAATTATCATCATTTCCGCAATCTTAAAGAAAATGGAATTGAAATCATTAATAAATTAATGTCTTATTAATAAAAATTGATTATATATTGATATAAAGATTTTTTATTAATGTCTTTAAATAAAAGTTATATCTATATTAGGGATAATATTTGGTATAATTCTGAAAATATTTTTAAAGTTGGTATAACTACTTCTATAAAAGATAGAAGCAATAGTTATATAACTGGTGAATTATATAGAGGTTTTTATATTAAAATTTATGAATTAAATGTAAATCCACAAAAATTAAAATTAATTGATAATCTTTTCAAAAAAGATTTTAAACATCTTAATATTTATTTTGATGGTGGAACTGAATTTTATGATAGATGTATTATAAATCTTATTGAAACATTTCTTATTGAAAAAAAAATAGATTTTATATCTAAAACTGAAGATGAATTAAAAAGAATTAATAGAGATAAAAATAATATTATTAATAAATTTCTTAAATTTTATATTGGTATTATTAATAAAGAAATTTTAAGAGATTATCAAATACAAGCAATTGCTTATATTACTGAACAATTAAAAATAAATAATAAATCATATTTACATTTAGCAACTGGAGCTGGTAAATCTAAAATTGCAATCAATGTCATTTCTAATATTAAACCCTTAAATATAATAATCTTTTCACCAAGAATAACAATTAAAAATCAAAATATTAGCAATAAATATTTAGATATTCTAAATGAAAATGATTTTCAATATAATATTTATTCTTATTGTTATCAATCCTATAAAAATGTTTATAATTTTATTATCAATAATAATATTAAAGATATATTTATATGGTTCGATGAATCTCATTGGGCTTTAGATAATTGGGTTTCTATTTCTATTGATGATACTAAAGATAAAGATGAAAATGCAAAAATAAAACAATTCTTTATTAAAGATAATAATTATATTAAATATCGTTTATTTACAACTGCAAGTCCTAATAAAGATTTAATTATTAATAATGAAAAATATTATGGTAAATTATATGAACCTATCAAATTTAAAGAACTTAAAAATAAATATTTATGCGATATTGAAGTTGAAATTTTTGATAAAGAAATTGAAATGGAAAGAATTGAATATAATTCACTTATTTTCAATACTTTCAATAAACATAATCAAGAAAGAAAATTAGGGTTTAGTTTTCATAATACTTGCAATAGTGCTTATTTATCCTATTTACACCATTTAAAAGATTTCAATGATGGCAAAATTGATATTAAACCATATCTTCTAATTAATGAAGAATTTATTAAAAAAGAAATTTTAAATGATAAAGATAAAAATGATAATGATAATGATAATAATAAAGAAGATTTAAAAGTTATTAAGAAAATTAAAAAAGATATTGGAAATATTGATTATTATAATGAAATTAGTAATTTTGAAAATGAAGTTAATAATGAACAAAAAGCATTAGGATATGTAGTTGCTAAATATTCAATTGGATATGATAATAAAAATATTGATATTATTTATTTCACAGATTATAAATTATCTTATAAAGATATTATTCAATCAATTGGACGTGGAACAAGACTTAATGGAGATAAAAAATTAAGAATAATACTTCCTACAAATTCTAATAATGATATTGGACGTAATTATAAGAAAATTGAGAATGTATTAAAATATTTATTAATAGATATTGAATTAGATTATGATAATATTAAAAGTTATAAATTAGTTTTAGAAACTAATAAAGAATTGAAAATAGAAAATGAAATTCAATTAATTATGGATGATAATTCATATCATATTATAGAAGATATTGATGTTAAATCATCAATAAATACAATGAAACATAATATTATAGCTAAAGCAAATGATTGGACAATTTCAAAAGTAATAATACAACTTAGAAGAAATAATATTCATACTATTGAAGATTATAATTTATATTCAAAAGAAAATAAAAATATTAATCTACCAGATATAAATGAATTATTGGAAAACGATAGTTTCAATTTTAGAGATACATATAATAATGAGAGTGAATGCTCTTATTATTATAACAAAAATGAATGTATAGAAGTCATTAAAAAATATGATGATTATTTCATAATAAATTATATAATAGATGATTCAGAAAAATTAAAATATTTAATTGAGAATGATGAAAAAATACCAAAAATGAATTTATGGATATTTTATGGAGGCAAAAGGACCGATTATTATTCATATTGATTTGGATATTAATTTTCTCAATACTTCAATATATTTAATATCTTCATTTATTCTATTATTAATTCCATCTAGAATATCAATAATATCTTTTTGTTTTTCAATTGATGGTATTTGTATTTTTAAATCTTCTAATATTTTTTTATTTAATGAACCAACATTTCCTAACATTCCAGATGCTAAATCTTTAAAATCTGTATTATATAAATAATAATATAAATATTTATTAATAATAATAGTATCATCATTCGTATTTATTCCAGCAATTGCTTCATTTGTATATAAAGGTACACCTGTAATTCCTATTTTTCCAATACTTAATTTAAATGCAAATAATATAGTATTAATAGGTAATAATTTAACATTGCTATTTTTAACTCCTAAATCAGTTATTTTTTCTTTTGTATCATAAATAATATTATTATTTAATTCTCTAATAGAAACCCATAAATTATTACCATTATTATAATATTCTAAATTATCTCTTTTAGGAGTTCCACCAATATTAATAGATGCAATCTCACCTAACATTTTATATTGAATATTATCAATATCTGTTGAAAGTATTGAATTAAGAATATAATTTTGTTCGTGTTTAATTTGCTCTATTCTTAATTTAATAGTTTCTATTGAAACTTCTAATTTATCAATTTCATCAACTTTTTTATTTTGAATTTCAATTGATGGTATTGGTATTTCTATTTTAAATAAATCTTCATCTGTAATTGATTGTTGATTTAATCCATAATAATTTTGTTCTAATATTTGTTTATTATATAATAAATAATAATAAATATATTTAGTTTTTATATTTAATAATTTTGATTTAAAATGAATTGTTGTTTCGCCTACATTATAATTTTTTGTTCCATAATAAATCATTGTTTTACCACTTCCATTTGTTTTATTTATAATTATTCCTTCATCTGTGTAATCATATGTATCTAAATATAAATTTCCAATAATAGAACAATAATATAATGGATATAATCCTTTTTCATTTGCATCTTTACTTCTTTTTTTAGGTCCTTTAATAATTTCACAAATTTCACCCAAAGATTTAATTACATAATCATCTTTTAAAATAAAATCTTGATTAACTTTTAATTTAAAACTATATTTTTTATCTAAATTAGTTGTTGCTATTAATTTAAGTTCATCGCAATTTTTATTAATTTCTAGAAAATCAATATTTTTATCATTATCTATTCCTTTTTGTTTCTTAAAAATAATAACTTTTGTTTTAACACCGGTTGAACCAAATGTTCCTCCACTTACATTAATTACTTTAATAATTTTACAATTATTAATTAAATATTTCCTGATATTATAATAACCATTACTTGTTAATTCATTCCCATCAGGTAAAACAATGCCACAAATTCCATTATCTTTTAACATATAAATGACATGTTGAATAAATAGACATGCTCCATTATTAGTATTAATAGGATATATATCTTGAAATTTTATTTCTAAATCTTTATAATTATTATTTTTATAATCATTAAATCTTATTTCTAATTCTTTATAAATCATTTTTGTTCCAAATGGTGGATTAGTTAAAATTAAATCAAATTTCTTATCTTCAAATAAATAATTATTATTAGTTAATGAACATTTATTTAAAATATTTATTTTTAAAGAATTATTATTTACTAATAATGATGCTAATGCATATTTAGTTGTATCTGATTCAATCTCGCATCCATAAATATTATTTCTATTAATTTTTAGAAAAGATGCAGTTCTATTTAATAATCCACCTGAACCACAACACGGGTCATATAAAGTATAATTATCATTAATATCAATAAAATCTTTAATATTATATAAAATAAGATTGATAAGTTTGAATGGTGTAAAGAATTGTCCTAGTTCTCTTGATGTTGTACCTTTACCATATGAATTTGTGAAATATTCATACATATTTCCACCAGTTTCAGCAAATAAATTAATAAATAAATGATAATCATCTGTATTAATATCAATCAAATCACAAATTTTATTAATAATTTTACTAAAATTTGTTGAATTATTTCTTGTATTAAAATTTACATCATCTTTAGTAAATATATTAGGAAAAATACATACAAATATTTTTATAATAAATAACTGTATTTGATTATAAATGTCTCTATCATTTATTTTAGTAAATTCTCTAATATCAATTAAATATTTCTCATATTTTTCAATATCTTCTTTTGATATTTTACTTAAAATAATTTGTTTTATTTCATCTTTTTTATATATAATATTGAATAATCTGCAAATTATAATTTTAATAATATCATTACTAGCTTTTAAACCAGTTATTGAACCATTTGAATATAAAATGTCATGACATGATTTAATACATGAAATTAATTTTGCCTCAATTTCATTATATTCATCATTACTTTTTTTTTCTTCATCTGTTAATTTCCAAATGATTTCATTCTTATATTCAATAACTTCCTTAATTTCTTCTTCTTTAATTTCTTTATTATCTTTATTAAATTTTTTAATATAAGATATAAGAGTTGTTTTTGCATAAGGTTTTTTTGTTTTTAAATTTTGATAAGTAATTCCTTTATCTATACATATTTGAATTAATTCATTTTCATTAAGTTTTTTCAAATTAATTTCCATTATAATAATGATATTTTATATTAATCATATATCAATTTTTATTTAAAGATAACTTTAAAATATCCTTAAATATCTTTATAAATAATTAGAATAATAAAATAAAATAATATTGATGACTACTTATGAATGTTATATTAAAAAATGTAATAATGAATTTAAAAAAAGAAAAAATATAAAAGATGTATGGTTTGCAATGACAAATAAAATAACTAATGATTATATAAATGGTATAATTAAAACAAGAAATGAATATATAAAAATTATGGATAAATTAGATTCTGATTATTTAAATTCTATTGAAAATATTAATATGCATAAATGCGAAATTGCTAATTGTTATAAATCAGTTAAACAATATCTTGATTATCTTCATGAAAAAAATAATTATAAAAAGAAAAATAAATATTCTATTCAAGATTATATCAATATTATCAAAATTAATAAAAATCTTAATTTAATTTAATATAATTATTTTTCTAATATTATATAATAATTGCCTTTTTCATATCCAAAGTTTTTTATTTTAAATTCTGGTTTTAATCTTATAATCTCTTCCATTAATTCATTTTTTGAATAAATATTATAATATCTATAATAAATTTCATTTGTTTTCATTGATTTCCATCTAACTAAATTATTATTTTTCTTAAATTCGGATGTATTCTTATTTGAATTGTCATTTTGTTCAATTGCCCAAACTTCAATAAATCCTTTTCCACCAAATTTCAAAACTCGATACATTTCTTCCAATGTTTTTTTTCTATCAATTTCATTATCTAAATGATGATATGCAGCTATGCAAATAAAACCATCAAAAATATTATCATCAAATGGTAAATTTGTCATATTTCCATGAATAACATCTAAATTTTTTTTATTACATATTTTAACTAATTCAATTGAAATATCAATTCCTTTCATAATAATATCATCTCTATAAGTCATGTATTTCCCGTTTCCACTACCAATATCTAATATATATGAATTTGTTTCAAATGTATCTAAATAATTTTTAACACAATCCCAAAGACGAACCCGTGTTATATCAAATTCATATGCAATTGTATTATAAAAAGTTTCAATATCCATATTATTTCATTAATATCATTAATTTCTTAAACTCCAAATTAAAAAAAGATTTAAAGAGATTAATAAGATTTCTTTAAATATCTTTTTCAGTTTGTAAAAAAACATTTGCCAATGTAATAAATAATATCAATCCTATTATTTCTATAATTGCATGATATGGTAATTTTGCATATTTCATCATATTTTCACAATTAATTTTTTCATTAATTAAAACAATTCCTACAATTATTAATAATCCTATTAAATATGGAATAGCTTTTTTAATATAAATTGGAAATAAATTATAATATGATATTGCTATTACCACAGGTAATGATAATCCAGTTATTATCATATATAATTTATTTGGCTGAAAAAATAGATTTATATCAATTATTATTATTGCTAATAATATTAAGATTGTATAAATATTAGGATATTGTTTTGTTATTTTTATACTTGCTATTAAAATCATAAATGATAGAAAATACCATAAACCATGTATAACATTACTTTGAATTGTCCCATTAATATGAGTTATATGCGAAAATGTATGAAATAATTCAAATAAAATAAATGCTAAAATTAATAATCTTATTATTAATGTTTTTGCTTGTAAAAAGAAATAAATTAATATTATACTAGTTATAAAATTTATAAACGCACTAACAGGTTGTGCAACCCAAGCTTTTTTATTAGGTTCTTCACAAGTATTAAACGGGAAATAAATATCTGTCATATTACTTTAATAAATGTAAAGAATACAAAAAAATATAATTTTATAATTTAAATAATATTTTCATCATTATAATGATTATTAACTTTTATAAAACTATTAAATGATTTACAAATACATAAAATAGAAAACAAAAAGATATTTAAAGATTTCTTATTAATCTCTTTAAATATCTTTTTTCGTTAATATTTATTGAAGTTTAAAAAAAAAATTTAAGTTGATTGTTGAGAAAAAGGAATATAAAATTTAAAATTTTTATTTTTATAATCAATAACAAATCTATTATTTTTAATGAAATTTTTGAAATTAAAATTTATCTTTCTAAAATTATTTACAATTTTGAAATTATTTAATTCTATACCACCTGAATATTCATTATAATTATTTTTAATTGTTCCATCAAACCTATTTATATAAATTGTTGATGCTATATAATTATTATTTCTAAAATTTTTAATATTTTCAGGAAAATATATGCAAATATAAGTTTCATTTATATCATCTATTATTATAGTATCATTAATAACGATTTTAACATATTGTAATTCAAAATTTGGTATTGTTTTTAAACATGTACTAGACATTTATTACAAATATAAATAATAAGAAAATCAATTTTTTATTAAATATGAATTTAATTCAAAAGTATTTAAATAATTTTTAACTCTTGATTTATAAAAAGTTTCAATATTCATTATTATAATAAGAAAATCAATTTATATATTTATATAATTATAGAAAATGAATAAAGAAATTAAATGTTATGTTAGTAATTGTAAAAAACAATTGGATATAGCAAAAAAAGATATAGAACAAAAAATTATTATGAAAAGTGATAAACTTTATAATGATTATAAAAAACATAAAATTTCACAAAAAGAATTTATTAAAAAAGCTGTTAAAAATAATAAAAAATTATTTGAGTCAATACAAACTATCAATGTTCATAAATGTCAATTAGATAAATGTTATAAATATGTTAAGAAAAGATTAGATAAAGAAGCTGATATTATTAATTATAAAAAAAAAAGTAATTATACAATTGAAGATTATATAAAAATTTATAGAACTTTATTTAAACAAAATATTAAAAAATTATAAGAATTTGATTTAAAGAAATCTTATTAATCTCTTTAAATATCTTTTTTATTATCAATTAATTATTGTAAATGTGAAAAAAACATTTTTAGAATAAATAAAAATAAATAATTCTTCTAATGTTTGCGATTTAATAATCTATATTTAAAATAACTAATTCACACCATTCATTTATTTTTCTTAATTCGTTATTTATTTTTATCAGTTTATCATATGTTTTTTGTAATTGTTTTTTTGTTATATAATAAGACATTATATTAAAACCATCTTTACTTAATCTAAACTCAATACTTATAAAATCTTCAGTTTTATTATAATTAACTATTTCATAACTTAATAATTTGGCTATATTTGAATGTAATTTATTTTCTTCTTTTATAAATTCATCTTTCAATTTATTTCTGTCAAAATCTTCAATAAGTTTTATAATTTTAAATAATTTAGTTTTTCTTGGTTTATAATATACATAAACTGTATCCCTAAACCGACTATAATCATATAATTTACCAATATAAAAATCAATATTTTTAATTTCTTTCAATTCTTTAAAAGTTTCTTCTAAATATTTAATATATTCTTTTTCATTTTTATAAATATCAGAATTATACAATCTAATTTCTAAATAAGTACCATTTCTAAAACCCACAGAAGTTAAATAAATTTGATAACATATTCCCCTAAGTGATATATCAGTTAATTTATTTTTATAATTTTTATTTAACTTATTTGCACATATATTAACAATTTTTTTAATATTATCCATTATAAATTAACAATATTTTAAATATTTAAAGAAATCTTATTAATATCCTTAAATATCTTTATTTTCATTGAAATGTAATAATAATGTTGATAATTTATATTTTAAATAATATTTTTGAAATATTTTAGGTATATATCTTGTTGATATCATTGTTGAAATATGATTATTGTCAGTATTATTATTGATATAATTTTTTTCATAATAATTATTAGCTTCCATAAAAGAGTTGAATAATTTATAATTACAAATAATATTAACATGTTTCATATCACAAATACATAAATATACATCTTCTTTTATTTTATTATTCATTGCTATTTAAAGAAATCTTATTAATCTCTTTAAATCTTTTTATTTAAAAATTGATTATAATTATTATTTTTATAAATATATCGTAATAATGAAAGGATATATATATATCAGAACAAATGAATGGTGTGAATTAAAAAATATTTATAAAGTTGGTATAACTAAATCTATAAAAGATAGAAATAATTCTTATATTACTGGTGAAATTATTAGAGGTAAATTTATTAAAATTTTTGAATTAGATTTTAAAGATAATAATGATAATGATAATCAATTAAAATATATTGATAATATTATAAAAATAAAATTTAAAAAATTAAATGTTTATTTTGATGCAGGAACAGAATTTTATGATATTACTATTATTGATAAAATTGATGATTTTCTATTAAAAAATAATATCAAATTTAAATTAGTTAATGAAGATGAATTAAAAAGACTTAATCGCATAAATAAATATTCTTTTAATGATATTATTAATAAATATATAGAATTTAGAAAAATAACTCCTAAAAATCATCAATTAGAAATTTTAAATATCATTGATGATTTTTATTTAAATAATAATATTGGAAATTTACTTTGGACTTGTGGTCTTGGTAAATCATTAATGTCTATCTTAATTACACAAAAACTAAATTTTAAGAAAATTATTATTGGCGTTCCTTCATGTTTTCTTCAACGTCAATTTGCTAACGAAATTATTCAAATTTTTCCAAATAGAGATAATATTATCATTGGCTCTGCTAATGATAATAATATTATTATTAAATCATTTCTTTCTAAAATAACTGATGAACCATTATTTATTATTACTACTTATCATTCATGTCATTTATATATAAATGAAGATATTATATTTGATTTTAAAATTGCTGATGAATGTCATCATTTAGTTGGCAAAGATGATAATCCGGATAAACATAGATTTATTCTTTTTCATAAAATTAATTCAATAAAAACATTATATATGACTGCAACCATTAAAACTATTATTAATAATAATGATGATAATTATTATTCTATGAATAATGAAAAAATATTTGGAAAAATGATTGATGAGAAAACATTTAAATGGGCTATTGATAAAGAAATGATAACCAATTATAAAATTATTATTATTGAAAATCAATTTCAGGAATTATTAGAAATTAAACATAAAATTTCTCCAACAATCTCAAATAAAGAATTATTTATATGTGTATATTTAACTCTAAAATTATTAACGATTTTTAAAGAAAAATCACCAACTCATATATTAATATATACAAATGAAATTAAAGATGCAGAATTAGCTAATAATTATATTAAAGAAATTTTAAGTTATGATATAATTGATATTAATCTCGATGATCTATATTATAATTCTTTACATAGTCAGGTAGAAAATCCTAAGATTATTGAAGATGGTCTTAATCAATTTCAATCAAAGAAATATGGCATTATCTCATGTGTCCAATTATTTGGCGAAGGTATTAATTGTCCTATTATTGATGGTATAACTATCGCATGTAATATGATTAGTAAAATTAAAATAGTTCAATATTTATTAAGAGCTAATCGTCTTTTTCGTGATAAACCAAATAAAATTGCTTATTATAATATTCCTTATTTATCTAATGAAAGTTATTTGAATATTAGACATATAATTAAACAATTAGCAAATGTTGATGATACTATTGAACAAAAAATAATGGTTTCTCAAATATATAATTCTACTAATTCTTTAATAAATCATGAAAAACCATCATATGAATTTATAAGTAATCCTGATTTATTATTGAAAATTAAAATGAAATTAAGAAATAGTAAAGATTTAATATGTGATTTTACAGAAGAAGAAAATGAATATAATTATATTAAATCTATTAATAAATGTTTAAATTTAAGTTCTAGAATTGATTATCATAATTCAAAAGAAAAACACGAAAATTTTATTGAAAATCCTGATAAATATTTTTCAATTAAAGGTGTTTGGGTTAATTGGTGCGATTTCTTAGGATATGATACTAGTTTATTTATACCAACTAAACAAAAATGGCTAAATTTCTGTAAAGAAAAAGAAATAAAAACAATAGAAGATTATAAAAGATTATCATTAATTCATATAGAACTACCAAAAGATCCAGATGATTTCTATAATTCATTTTCAAATATTATAAATGAATTACAATTATTTAATTATAAAAGACGATAAATTATTATATTTTAAATGATTTATTATTAAAATTATCTAAAACAAAATCTTTTATTTTATCTGTTTTAATATTATTACAAATATTTAATTTACTTGATTCAAACATTATATTATATATTTCATCTTTGCCACATATTAATATTCTATCACATAATTTATTATTTTTAAAATCTACATAATGATGCATATTTTCAGTTCTTATACTAAAAACATAATGAAACATACAAGTATTATTATTTTTATTAATAAAATTTGGAAATTGCTGCATTATAGATTTTGGTGTATTATAATATATTATATCATCTTTAAAATGTGATATATCAAGTATTTCAATATTACATAATCTAAATATGTAATTTTTTAATATACTTTCATTTAAATTATTACCAAATATTTTAATACCATTATATCTTCTATCTAATGTATCTAATATAATAGATTTTTGTAATTCTATATCCCCTAATAACATAGAAAATAATTGCAATGTATCATTTTCTATGTTATTAGGGGATATTGTTATAATCATCAAATGTATTATAAAAATTAACTGGAAAATGTTTTTTTAATTTATTATTTTTCTTATTATATTTGTGATTATTTAATATGTTTTTTAATTTAATATAATTTTCATCATATTCTTTAATTATTCTCTTAAATAATTTATATTTATATTTACATTTAATTAAATGTATATTTTCATTAATCATTATATATACAAAAAATAAAAATAATATTATATACATTTATTTATGATTTTTAATAAGTTCTATTAATTCATCTTTTTTCTTTTTTGAATATCCTTTAATTCCTAATGATTTGCATTGTTCTTTTAATTCTTCTATTGTTTGCGATTTAGTAGATTTAATTGATGGTGTTTCTTCTTCAATTTCTTCTTTTATATCTTCTGTTAGTTCTTCTTCAATAATTTCATTTGTATTTAATATTTCTTGATTTTTTATTGCTTCTTTTCCAAGTTCTTTTAATTGATTATTATAAGTTTCATCAAGTTCTTTAATTTCTTTATGTAATTCTTCAATTTCATCAAATATTGGTTCAAGATTATCAATTAATGATTTATCTTTTGGAAGTTTTATTTTAAAATTTTCTAATTCTGTTTTTTTAATTACTTTTTGATTTGAACCATTGTATAATTTATATATATAATCTAAATTAATAATCATATAATAATAAATTAACATATTATTATATTTTTGTGATTTTATTGCTAAACCATTATCTGTTAAATAATATGGTTCTAATATATAATTAATATTTATAGCACCTACACGTGTTAATACAATATCATTTCCTTCTCTATTTGAAATATTATGTTTTCCTATAATTTTTCCACCACCAATAATATCAAATTTACCCTTTACAATATTATTTTTTTGTAAAAATTTACCAGAATTAATTATACATATATCTCCCAATTTCATTTCTTCACATTCGTGATTTTCCTGAATATCTTTAATTTTATTTTTAATTTCTTCTTCCAATTCTTTAAATCTTAGTTCTTTTTGTTGTTTCATATCAAATGGTTCTGAAATTAAATTAACCCATTTATTAATTAATTCAGGAGTTTTTGGTATTGATATTAACATATTAGAAATTGATGTTTTATTTAACCAGCTAATCGTTGAACCATTAGTTATTAATAATTGTTTTAATAATGGAATTATATAATAAATATATCTTAATAAAATATCATTTGTTTTTATTAATTGTAATACACAAACATGTTTTGATGCTGTAAAATTTTTATCAATATGAATATTAAAATTACCACCTTGACCTAATATTATACTATAATCTTTTACTTCGCAAAAATCAACATATAATTTATTTTCTTGCGATGAATTGTAAAATTTATATTTACCATTTTCTTTTCCTATATTAGTATAATGTTTTGTTGTAGGTAAATATTCGCATATATCACCCAATTTAACTAATTCAAAATCTTCGCCAGGAATAATAGATACTTTATTATAATCTTTTGAATTTAATGATATTATATCATTCTTTAAGATGTCATTAATAGATACTGATTTTATAAATACTTCTTCAATATTTATGATATCTCCTTTATTATATTTTAGTTTAATTTCTATTTTGTCATTTTGAATAATTTCAATGAATTCATCTTTTTCATATATATTAACTTTTAATTCACTGAATTTAATTTCAGTTGTTTTAATATCTCCATCGTTATTAAATATAATAATTGAAGTTTTTGTTGAAGTATTCTCAAATTGGTTTTGTGGTACTGATATTATTTCTTTAACATTATAATTTTTCAATAAAACATTTCTTAATTCCATATATGAACTATCAAAGAATAAACCTTCTTTAATAACGCCTACAGCTGTACCATTTAGTGCTAATAAATCCATAATCAACATTAAAGAACAGGCTTCCTTATCAGTTCCTGTTAATTTATGTTTTCCAGCAAATTTAATAATTTCACCACTGCAACTAGCAACATTCACGCATAATTTTTTATAATTTTCAATTTCTTTTTTATTTTCCTTTTTTAAATAATATTGTTGATTATATAATTCCTGAATTCTTTTAATATTATTTTTATCATCAATATTATCAAATATATTAATATATTTAATTAATAATATTACTTTATCAATATCTGTTCGAGGTTTTTTAATATCTTCTATTATTTTTTTCTTATTCTTAATACTTTCAATACCTTCAATTTTTTGAATTATATAATTTTTAAATATATAAATTTCATTATCAATATATTTAATAATTTTATCTCTTTTCTCTTTTTTTGCAGTTGTTGAAATTTTGTCACCGCCATACGGACTATTTGTCATAATTAAATCAAACTTTCCAATATCTCTAAAATCTTCTTTAAAAGAATTAGTTCTTTTAACATTATTTATATTTGGAAAAATGCCTTTAGATAAACAGAAGAATTCCAATCTTGCAGATTTTAGAACATCTTCATTTATATCAAAATGATAAATATTATCTAATTGACTTTTCCAATCAATATCAGATTTATTTTTAATTAAATAATCCATATATCCTATAGTAAAACCACCAGAACCTCCAAACATATCAATCATTTTTGGAATAGTTCCATCTGGTTTTAATTGAGGTTTAATTTTATTTAATATAAAATCAACAATACCTCTATTAGTAAAATAAGCACCTAATTCAGATATTGCTGATTGGTCTCTACCAACGAAATATTCATAAATTTTTCCTGATAATTGTTCTTTTGAAGTTTTTTCAATATCTTTAATAAGATTAATTTCATTAATCAAATATTTATAAACACCTGTTTTTAAATCAAGTGGGATATTATAACCTAATAATATTTTAATATTTTCATTTTCGTATATACTATCAAGGGTTTCATTATAAAGAATACTAATAAAATCATCCTTTTTATTAGGTTCATTAACTAATTTTAATAAATATGAAAATTTACATTTTTCATTATTTAATCCAATTTTTTCATTTAATCCATAATCTTCAATTTTCATTAAACCATAAAATAAATTAAATACTTTCAATGATGTTAAACCATATCCAATGCCATTATTACGCATATAATTATGAATTTCGTGAATTTTTTCTCGTAAATCATCACTATTAGTAATATCCATAATTATTCTTAATGATTAATATTTCAATAATATTATATCAATTTTTTATTTTTTCATCATAAATATAAAAAAGATATTTAAAGATTTCTTATTAATCCCCTTAAATTATTTTTTTATAAATTTTTCTTCATCTATAAATTTATTATATTAGTTATAAGAACTTAATAATTATTTTATTAAAAAATATTCTATTTATTATAAATAGAATATGAGCTCAAAAAATTCTGCTACAAGACAATCTAGCGTACAATCTGCTAGAAAAATATCTTATGGAACACGTATTGAAAATATATTAATTCAAGAAAATATAGATATAACTAAACTAAAACGATCAGATAATGATGCGTTACTAAATAAAATAACAGAAATATTAAAAAGAAAATGTGGTGATGCTGAAGGGGTTAATTGTAGAAGAAACCCTGTAGGAACCCCTTCAGCAACTCTTGTAAACTTTCAAATAAAAATAATTTTAGACTTTATAAATAGTATAAATACTAGACCTGAGATTAAGGATAGATTTTTTGATAATGTACGTATTTTATGTGAAAACTATAAAGAAAACGAGGTTAATTTTCAATCTAAAATATTTAAAGATGAAAATAACGATAATAAAGATATATTTGGACTATTTAAATTATTTGAAAAAGAAAGTCCGAAAAGATTTATTACAATAGATCCAACAATTATTCAAATAATGATATTTGATAAGTATAATGATACCGATAAAGATGCTGATATTGTTTATTCTTTAAAAATAATTATAGTAGATAATAACACATTAACTATAAGATATACAACACAATTATTTCCTGCAAATTCAATAATAAAAAAATTTAGTGAATTAAGTGGTTTTAATAAATATACTACATCTTTAAATAATCCCCATATTAATGAACATTATTCAAATGAATTAATAAATTTTTTAAAAAACTATATTAAATTTTATAATTTTTATAAAAAATGTTATTTAATCGATGAAACAAATTGTACTATTTCTAATATAAAATGTGATGAAGAAACTGAAGAAGTAAAAAAGGCTAAAGACCTAATTAATAGTAAATGTAGCAGAGATACTGATAAACCTATATTAACCAAAACATTAATTGATTATCAATTAAAATATATAAGTATTTTAGGTAAAGCAAGATTTTCAAATAAAAATATTATGTTAAGAGCTGCATTAGTAACTGATTATGTAATGTCTAATTTACTATTTGCAAGCCCGACTTATGCATTTATATCGGGAGGTTATAAAGGTTTTAAATCTAACCAATATGGTATAACGCGGTCAGGTTATGAAATGGCTAAAAAATATAATAGACCTATTTTAACAATCATGTGTAATGAGGGTAAGCAAGATTGTCATCAATTTTCGGATGCTACATTAATATATGGCGAACATTGGGGTGAAGATTCAATCGCATTATCGCAATTAACAGACGGTGCAATAATTATTGCACCATTTGGCGGTTGGACATATATAGAATGTTTAACATTATTAAAAAATGAAAAAATAGTTGGAATATATAATGATTTTTATAATATTTTAAATTATAATAACAAAGTGTGTAATGGAGAAGAACATTCATTATTTTTCGGTTTTTCTATAATTGAGCAAAATAATATTATTGATTATTATATTAATTATTATTTAATATTAATATTTATATGTAATAAAGATACATTAGATAATATATCAAGCAAAAGTGAATTTATAGACTATCTTACACTTGGTATACAAATATTAATGTATTTAAAACCATTATTAACACCAATATCAAGACTAGCTACAATAGAAGAAAAACAAGCTTATGTAAGTAATATTGCAAATGCAGATGCAGTAAAAATTACTATACTTATTGAAGCATTTAATAATACAAAATCTACTTTAAGTACTAGATATATTTCTGAAAACTTCGAAAATATAAATAATATATATAAAAAACATATAAATGATATAAATGATGTAAGTGGTAGAACTGCTAAAAATAAAGAATATCAAAATTACATACCAAAAAATTGTGATGGTATTTGGATTAAACCAAAATTTAATTTAATTGAAGTTATTAAAAGTCAAAGTGATTCAAGTGCTATAAGTGCTTCAAGAGCTTCAAGAGCTCCAAGATCTTCAAGATCTTCAAGAGCTCCAAGATCTTCAAGATCTTCAAGAGCTCCAAGATCTTCAAGAGCTCCAAGAGATCTTGGAGATCTTGGCACAATGTATGAAGAAATGAAACGCCTTTATAGTATTGATATGGACGCATTAAATGCCTATCCAATTTTTAATAATTTAAATAATAATATTATATTTGTATTTTCTGATGTAATGTATTTAAATTTATATTTAAATAGTAATTTAAATACAAGTTCTTTTCAAGCTAAAATACATGATAAAGTAAATAATTTATCAAAAGCAAAATTAGATATTTCAGCATCAAGAACGATCAGTGGACAACAATTATTAAGACAAGATACAAAAAAGAAACTTACATTATGTAGAAGTTTAGATGGTGCATTAGATACGACAACAGGTCAAATAGATATGGAAGATAAAATAAAAAGTGACTATAGTTTTCTTATAAATGAAACATGTAATAATTATACAGGTTTACTAACAACTAATGCCACCTAACATAAAAAATAATTCAAGTTGAAATATTATTTAATTGTATGATATTGATGTTAATTTATTAAAAATTTCACGAAAAAATCTATTATTTTTATTTTTAATGTTTACCGAAAAATATAAACAATTATATCAATTTTATTTAAAGACATATTCAAATTATCTTTAAATATATTTCTTATTCTGTTAAAGTTAATTTAAAGAACAATGTTATAATTCTATGTATAAATAATGATATTTATATAAAGATTATTAATATAAATAAGATGAAATATAATGATTATTGATGATTATTTAAATTATCACGATGAGTATATCAAGAAATATGGAGAAAATACAATAATCATAATTCAAGTTGGATCATTTTTTGAATTATATGATATTGATGTTAATTCAAGATATTTATATAAAATTGCTGATATTTGTAATATTCAAGTTTCAAGAAAGAATAAATCAATTTTAGAAGTTTCACGTAATAATCCTATTATGTGTGGATTTCCTGTTTATGTTATTAATAAATATATTCAATTAATTTTGCAAAATAATTATACAATTGTTTTAATTGAACAAGTAACAGAACCTCCTGAACCTCAAAGAAAAATAACAGAAATTTTAAGTCCTGCTACTAATATTAATATTAATTCTAAGAAAAGTAATTATATTATGGTTCTTTATTATGAAGAAATTGATAATCTTCTTATTGTTGGTATTACTGGCGTTGATTTAACAACTGGACGTTCTTTTATTTATGAAAATGCCAGTTCAAAATCAGACCCTCAATATACATTAGATGAGACATATAGATTAATAACTATTTATAATCCATGTGAAATTCTTATTCTTTCTGATAAATTAAATGATAATACAAAAAAACAAATTCTTAATATTATTAATAATAATTCTCTCATTCATGCAAAATGGGATGATTATGAATTAAGTTCTAATATTAAAAAAATAGATTATCAAAATAAAATCTTAGAAAAATCTTTTATTAATAAATCAATGTTATCTATTATTGAATATCTCAATTTAGAAAAATATTCATTGGGTCGTTTAAGTTTCTGTTGTCTTCTCCAATTCGCATATGAACATAATAATGAAATTATTAAAGAATTGCAAATTCCTGAATTAATTGATAATTCTAAAAATTTAGCTATTGAATTTAATAGTGCTCTTCAATTAAATATTATCAGTAATAATAATAATGAAAAACCTTTAATTGATATTCTTAATCGTTGCAAAACTGCATTTGGTTCTCGTATATATAAAGAACGATTTTTAAATCCAACAAATAATAAACTTGAATTAATTAAAAGATATAATAATATTGAAACTTATTTAATAAATGAAAAATATAAAGATATTAATAAATTTCTTACAAATATTAATGATTTAGAAAGAATTAAAAAAAAGATTTCTCTTAAAAAATTACAACCTTGCGAATGGGGTAGTTTTGCATCTTCATTAGAAAATGCTATTGAAGTATTCAAATTAACTCAACCAGAATTAATTGAAAATGCCAATAATATTATTTCTAGTTATTCTATTTTAAATTTAGATGAATGTTCAAAATATAATACTAATGATATTAAAACTAATATTTTTAATATAGGAGTTCATAAAGACTTAGATGATTTGAATTTGAAATATAAAAATTCATATGATAAACTAACATCTATTTCAAATAAAATTAGTAATATTAATGATTCATTATGTAAGATTGATTTTAATGAAAGTGAAGGTTATTTTATTATGATAACTAAAAAGAGATTTGAAAATGCAGCTAAAAAAGAAAATTCATATATGAATAAATTTGAAAAGAAATTTTTAACAACCACTAATTCTTATAAATTAACATCTAACGAAATAACAAATGCATCTAATATCATTAGAAAAACTCAAAATGATATTAATTCAATTATTATTTTAAAATATTATGATTTCTTATTATCTTTTTTTACATCTGAAAAAGATAATATTGATATTGTTATTAAAAATTTAATTGATATTGATATTACTTGTTGTAATGCTAAAAATGCCGTTGAATATTGTTATTATAAACCTACAATTGATTTAACAACTGATAATTCTTTTATTAGTGCGGAAAATCTGAGACATCCTATTATTGAAAGAATTATAACAGATGTTGAATATATAGGCAATGATATTGAATTAAATCAAAATGGAATTTTATTATATGGAATTAATGCATCTGGTAAAAGTTCTTTTATGAAAGCTATTGGTTTATCTATAATTATGGCTCAGGCTGGGATGTATGTACCAGCTGTTAATTATAAATATTATCCATATAATCATATTATGACCAGAATTTGTGGAAATGATAATATTTATAAAGGTATGAGCAGTTTTGTTGTAGAAATGACAGAATTACGAAATATTATTCAAAGGGCTGATAAATATAGTTTAATTATTGGAGATGAGATTTGTTCAGGAACTGAGGCAATTTCGGGAATTTGTATAGTTAGTGCGGCAATTAATGAATTATTAAATAAGAAAGTATCATTTATTTTCACAAGTCATTTACATGAATTGCCAACAATCTCATTAATTAAAGATAGAGAAGAATTAAAAATTTATCATATGCATATAGAAATTACTAATGATAATAAGATTATTTATGAAAGGAAATTAAAAGAAGGACAGGGTTCAAATATTTATGGAATTGAAGTTTGCAAATCATTGGATATGCCATTAAATTTTATGACAAATGCAGAAAAAATAAGAAAAGAAATATTAGGAATTAATAATAAATTGGTGGAAACAAAAACATCTAATTATAATTCATCATTATTTATGGATATTTGTCAAATTTGTAATAAAAATAAAAGTGAAGATACACATCATATTAATTATCAAACTTTTAGTAATGATAATGGTTATTTTGAGAATTTTCATAAAAATAAAAAACATAATTTAGTAAATATTTGCAAAGAATGTCATGATAAAGAACATAATGGAACAATTCATATTGAAGGTTTCAAACAAACAAATGAAGGTATTATATTAGATGTTAAATATGATATAACAGAAGAAGAAAAATTAAAGATTTATATTAGAAAAGGTAAAAATAATTGGTTTAGTAGAAAAGCTAAAAATCATAAATTTAAAATTACAGATATTAATGATATAATAATTATAATAAATAAATATACTAAAAAGAAATGTAAAGAATTACCTGAATATTTAGAAACATTATTATATGATCCTTCTATATAATAAAAAAATGTGATTATTTTTATATAGTTGTTTTAAACATGTTTATAACAACTATACGTATGTTAGAACCGACAACAGCATCAGTTGCTGTTTATTTATTATCAAGAACAACAACATTAAAAAGAAATATAATTCAAAAACGTCCATTTCATTATAAACGAAAATTTTGCAAATGGATAGTTAAAAATAAACATACTATAATTGAAGTTGGATTAGATGAAATATCTGATATATTATTTGAAACAAGTAATATAATTCATATAATGCCTAATCCTACAATATTATGCTTAATTTATTTTATAATACTTATTATTTTTATATGCTTATAAAATAGATTATGAACTCTTCAAAAACCAAAGGTTATAAAGGAATACAACAAGAACTTATAAATAGAGAAAAAACTTGTAATGATATTTCTGTATATGAATATGAACGTCCAAATAAAAATCCATATGAATATGAAGATGTAGATAAATTTAAGAAAGATAATAGTTTTGATGAATCAAAAAATTGTAAATTATTAATACCTGATGTTTCTTATAAAAAAGATAAATATAAAAGATATTATAAGGATGTTTATACTCCAAAAAGATGTGATAAAGCTGATGGTTTTTGGGTTGGTCAAACAATAAATAGACATAATACATTTGATAAAGGTAATTGTTGGGTTGATAAAGTAGATGCAGAATGTGGAATGTTATTAGAAAGTAATAAATTTTTACGTGAAAAGAATTATAAAAATGGTAGTATAACTAAGAAAAATATTAAAGATGCTAAAAAAATATGTGAAGTTAATCCTGAATGTGCTTTTAAACAAATAAATGAATTTACAAGAGATTGTATATCAAAAGAAAAATTAATGGAAGTTCATAAAGATGATGAAAAATATAGAAAAAAATCATCTAAGTTTTTTTCACCTAATGCTGGAATTGATATAAACAATCTTGAAAAGTCCTTATATGATTTTTATAATAGTAAAGAAGCACCGGAGACATTAGAATTAATAGGTAAGGGTAATAGATGTAATCCAGATGCTACAGACGAATCATCAACAGATGATAATATTAGTTTAAGTAAGTCAATTGAAATAATGCCAAAAGATGATTATTTAACTAAACATTATAAAAATTATATTGAATATGTGCAATATATTATAATTCAATTAGATCCAGCTTTTAATGAAGATACAATCTTATTATATTTAGATGACCCAAATAAATATGATATGTTTAAATTAGATTATGATATTTATATTTCTGAATTGTGTAAAAAAAAGTTAGGAAAAAAATATGATCATTATTATTATATTTATAATTTATATTATAAATATTTTTCTAAATATTTTTATAAATATTTTTCTAAAGAATTTAACATTACTAAATATTTTTCTAAAATTTCAAAAAATAAAAAGGATAGTATTAAATTAAATAAAGATGAAGTAATTGAATTAGCTAATAAAATAGAAGAACTTTCTTTTATTAATTTCATTATTAATTTAAATCCTAATATTAAAAATGATGAATATATTATTATAAGATTATTAAAAAATCCTGGTGCATTCATTAACTTTAAATTAGAGTTCAATAATTTATTAAAAGATAAATCAGATGATAAAGATAGGTTACATAAATTATATAGAGGATATTTTCCCAAATATTTTAAGGAAGAATTAACTAATTATTATAATAATGAATTAGCAAACATTTATGAGAAATATATTCCTATTATGATTGCAAAATTAGATCCAAATAATGAATCTAATGTTGTAAAATTAAAGAGACATATATATGATAAAACAAAATTTGAAGAATTTAAGGAGAATTATAATAAATGCGTTGAACAAAAAGAATTTGACTTATTATATTATAATTATTTCCCAACTTATTTTAATTATCATACTACAAATATAATTAAAGAACATTATTTATATGTACAAAATATTATCAGAATATCTGATCCTAATATTAAAGAAGATTATAATGAACTTAAAAAATATGTCAAAAATGAAAAATTATTACTTGAATATAAAAAATATTATAATTTACATAATGAAGATGATAATGCCATGAATAGAATTTATGAAATTTATTTCCCCGATTTCTTCGTTAATACCGATAAATCTAGTTCTTTTATTATTAGTTCTAATATTAGCAGTTCATTAAAATCAGTTTCATCTAGTTCTAAAAATAAAATTAATAAACCACCCACCGTTCCTCAATCTATTGTTAATAATATATGTAAATTAATTGTTAGTACTGATTCACCCAAAAGAGGTATGTTATTATGGCATTCAACTGGTAGTGGTAAAACTTGCACTGCATCAGCCATTATTGATGGTTTTTGGGATTCAGGTAAAGAAATTATTTATTGTAGTACAATACCTGCTTTATCAAGTAATCCACCATATGAATTTATGAAATGTCTTATGAATTTATATCCACGATTTTATAATAAAACTATAGAACAAATTACAAAAGAATTTAATTCAAGAAATATTCGTTTCTTAACTTTCGCAAAATTAGCTAATCGAATTATTAATAAATCAATTGATATTAATAAATGTGTTTTAATTATTGATGAAGTTCATAATTTATTTAGACCATTACAAACACAACAAAAACAACATGCATTTTTAGAAAAATTATTATTAAGTTCTAAAAATCCTCAATTAAAAGTTTTTATATTAACTGCTACATTAGGCGATAATCCATCCGAAATTATGAAATTATTAAATATTGTTAAAGATAATGATACTCCAACTATCAATTATGATGATATTAATAAACCTGACCTATTTAAAGAAAAAACAAGAGGTTTAATATCTTATTTTGATATGTCTGGTGATACTAGTAAATTCCCAGTTGTTATTAATAATGAACCACAATATATTAGTATGTCAACAAAACAATTTGAAGAATATATAATAGCTTATAAAAAAGTTAAAGAAACTGCTAAAAATTATGATAAATTATCTAAAGCAAATGCTTTAAATAAATATTGGGCTGCTGCACGTCGTTATTCTAATATGCTTTACAATTATGAAAAAGGATTATCATTACATGATTTTAGTGCAAAATTAGATAGATTAATAACAACTGTTACTGATGATAAATATTCACAACAAAAACAATATATTTATTCTGCATTTTATGAAAATAAAGGTTATGGTGGTCATGGTATTTTAGCTATTGCAAAAGAATTAGATAAATTAGGATATCAAAAATTAACACCTCGTGAAGCTGTTAAAATTTTTAATAATCCAAAAGAAAGTAATAAAAAACTTAGATATATATTAGCTATAACTACTCAATTAGGTAAAGATAAAGATAAAGATAAAAATATGAGTGAATTACGTCAATTATATAATGCACCTTTTAATAAAAATGGAGAATATGTTAAATTATTCTTAGCTTCTCAAAGTTATAATGAAGGTCTTGACCTTAAAGCAGTTAGACATATTCATATTTTTGAACCTTTAATTACTTGGGCTAGTGATAAACAAACAATTGGACGCGCAGCACGTCTATGTTCACATGCTGATTTAAATAAAAAAGATTGGGATGTATCAATACATCGCTATATTAGTGATTTACCTCAAATTATTAATGACCCTGCTGCAAATTTAGATAAGATAACTGAAATTGAAAATAAAATTGCGGAGATTGAAGCAGATATTAATGCAAATAAAGATGCAATTAAAAATAATAAAGCTAAAATAGCAGCTAATAAAAAATTATTAACAAAATTAAAAAAGAATAAGGAAGTAAATAAATCTAAAATTATTGAACTTGAAAAAGAAAATGAATATTATTCTAATCTTGAAATTGGTGATGATGAACAAAATAAAACTATGCTCAAAACATTAAAAGCAGAATTAAAAATTTTAAATCAAGGTAAAAAAGTTGGCAAAAATACTAAAAAACAAACATTAGATGCAACAGGTGTCGAAAATATAGATGAATATATTTATAAACAATCTATTGAAAAAATGAAAAATATTTTAACATTATATCAATTAATGCAGGAAGTCGCAGTTGATTGTTTAGTATTAAATGACTTTCATAAAAATGGAAATAATATAATTCAATGTCATAATTTTAATTAAATATATATATTTAATAGTATATATAAAATGGATTTTTTAGATAGAAGTAAATATATAAATGATGAACATTATAATTTTTGTAATAATAATGATACACAATTAAATGATTTAAATGGTTCTAGTAAATTAAAATTAAAATGTTTTATTGAAAAATCTAAAAATGATATAAAATGTAATAAAATTATTACAAATTTTAAAAAAAATAAAGAGGATTTTTTATTATTAAATCCAAAAATTATTTTTGATTATAATTATGAAATTACTTTTACTGATTTTGATGTTATAAATGGTACTGTTGCTGATACTAAAAAAGAATTTAAAAAGATTGAATTTAATAATTATAATGATAATAATAATATTTATGTAAATGAAAATAATGCGGATAATATGGCTAATATTCAAGATTTTATTAATGAAAATGATATTTTTCTAAAATCTTTAACTAATGATGAAATTAAAACATTACAATATTACACATATAGAGGTGATATTTTTTTAAATGGTTATATTTCATCATCTACATTTGATATAAATAATAATATAAAACATACAGAAGATGCGGAAAAACATATGTTTTATAGTAAAGATTTAAGAGATTATTTATTTAAAATACAAATGCTAAAAATTTTTAAAGATAGTGATATAAGATTAAAAATTAAAAATAAAAAATTGGAAAATAATGATTTTAATAAAGATGATTATATAAAAATTTTTAAACTTTATATATCTGATTTAAATAAAATATTTAAAAAAGCACCAATACTTGAAAAAGAGTTATATGTATATAGAGGTATTGAAATAAATTATATTTATAATGCTATTATTGATGATAAAATTGATAGTTATACTAATAATTATTTTTTATCAACATCATTATTTATAGATAAAGCATATAAATATACAAAAAAAGAAAATAGAATTATATGTCGTTTTAAAATTAATATTGGAACACCTATAATATTTGTTGAAGGTATTTCATTAGCTAAAGGAGATATAGAAGTTATATTACCAAATAATACAAAAATATTATTATCAGATAAAAAAATAAAAAAATATTTATATTCTAATAATAATAAAATTACTAAAGATATAATATGTCCACGTGAATATTCTGATTATGATATTATTGATATTATTGATTTAGAAATTTTTAATTAAATAAAAATGATTATAATACCAATCATTGATATTACAAAACCAAATAATATTTTAAATGATATTTGCTCTTTTAAAAATAATATTGATAATATCATCGTTATCAATGGATAAAATCCTGTTATTATTGTAAATAATGATAATTTTGATGTATGTTTAATAGCATAATGAAATAAAATTTGACTTATAAATGATACAATAAAAATATTTATTATAAATAATAATAATAAATCTGAACTTATTTTTGTTATTTCTGTTAATATATCTATATAATTATGGAACATAAGTGAATAAAATAAACTACACAAGAATAAAATAAATGTTGATAATAATAAATATGTCTCAAATGATATATTATTATGAATAACTAATAATTTATATGTTATTGGTGCTATTGCATATATAACAGCCAAAGAAATAGCAATTAATAAAATATTAAATTCGATAGCTATTAAATCCATATCTATTTATTAATTTTAAAAAATATTTCATTTATATAATGATTATATACGATTATATTATTATAGGTTCAGGACCTGCCGGATTAACATTTGCTACATTAGCTAATAAAAATGATAAAATTATGATTATTGATAAAGATAAAGTTATTGGTGGTTGTCATAAAGTTAATAGACAAAAATATGAGAATGAATATTATTTCTCTGAACATGGTCCTAGAATGTATTTTAGTAATTATTTAAATTTTAAAACAATATTAAATATTATTGGTATTAAATTTTCTGATATTTTTGTTAAATTTAATTTGAGTTTTTTAGAAATTTTATATGAAACTACCATAAAAGAAAATATATTTTCTATGAATGAAATTTTTATTATGACTATTGATTTCTTTAAATTACTTGGTAATCCAAATTATGCTAAAAATATTTCAATGAATGAATATTTAACTATTAATAATTTTAGCGATAAAGCAGTTAATTATATTAATAGAACTAGTCGTTTAATGGATGGTGGTGATCTTGATAAAACTTCTTTAAATTCTTTTTTTAGTGTTTTGAATGATACATTATTATATAATGGATATCAACCTAAAATGCCCAATGATGAGGGATTATTTATTGTATGGCAAAATTATTTAAAAAATGTTGATTTTAAATTAAATACTACTATAACTGATATTGATAATAGTAAATCAATAATTAAAATTAATAGTGCAAATAATAATACTTTTTATACTAAAAAATTAATATTAGCAATACCACCAATAAATTTAAATGAAATTATTAAAAAATCATCATCTAATATTAAACAATTATTTAATAATAATTTAGATATATATTCAAAAGGAACTGCATATATTAATAATATTTCTATTACATTTCATTGGAATTTTAAATTAAATCTTAATAAAAAAATTTATGGATTTCATAATAATACTAATTGGGGTGTTGGTGCAGTTGTTTTAAGCGATTATATGAATTTTAAAGAAAAGAATTCTAAAACTGTTATTAGTTGTGTTATAACTATTACTGATGTTAAAAGTAAAAATATAAATAAAACAGCAAATGAATGTAGTGATAAAAAAGATTTAATTGATGAAACATTTAGACAATTAAATGAAATTTATAATAATATACCTGTACCAACATTATCTTTTATAAATAATTATTATGCAGATGGAGAATGGAAATCAACTGAAAAAGCATTTATTAAAGCTACTAATTATAATTATATGAATAATAAAATTTCTGATAATATTTATACACTTGGAACTCATAATGGTAATGTAAAATATCATTTTACATCTATTGAAACTGCGGTTGCTAATGCTATAGCTCTTATTAATCAATTATATAATAAAAATCATTATATTAAGAGACCATATACAATCAAAGATGTTATTATAATAATATTATTATTTATTGTATTATTGATAATTATTAATTTATTTATTTTTAATTATTAATACAATGTCTGAAAAAGATGATGAAGTTATTATTTTAATCGAGGATAATAATCAACAATCACCAATACTTAGAGGTGATATTGTTAATGTTAATGCTCCTTTAACTCCTATGTCTCAGGATAATAGATTATTAACTTTATATGAATTTAATGATAAACGTAATTCAGTATCACAAACAGAATCAAGTGATATTTATAATGATATTAATTATAGAAAAGATAAATTATATAAAACTATAAAAGAAAATAAAAAGAAAATTACAACTTCTTTATATATAATATCAGCAAAATATGATTTAATTTATTTCAGATATAATCGTATATCATTATTAATTTTAATTATTTCAACTATTACAACATTTATTGAAGCTATTCGTTTAACTTTGATTAATTATCAAAATGATAATGAAAATTCAGAAATGAGTTTAATTATTTCACCTAGCACTATATCATTAATTATTAATATGATTTCATTATTATTAGGTACATTATTAACAATATTAAGTTCAATTGTTAAATTTAGAAATTATCGCGAAAATATGGAGAAACTTAAAAATATTCATGATGTTTTATTTAATTATAAAATTTCTTATAATAAACAAAAAGATTTAATTGATTATTTTACAATGTCTAATAGTTTAACTATTGAATTATTTGATAAACTTGTTGAAAATGTTGAAAATATGAATAAAGAAATTAAAGATATTAATATCTTTGAAAATATTCGTATTAAAGATATTATTAAATTTAATCGTATAAAAATTAATCATGATATTGAACTTAAAAAAATGACCAATAGACGCGAATTAGAATTTTTAAAATTAACAGTTGAAGCAACTAAACATAAATGTTTTTATGAAAATCAGAAAAATCATATAAATGATAATAATCAATTTTTTGATAATAAAGAAAAAAAATATACTTGTTTTATTTAATTTGAATAAGCTAAACCACCCATTCCGGATAATATACGTAATACATTATAATTTACGGTATATATGTATATAGAACCATCTACACTTGATGCAACTGATAATACAGCAGTATCAATACGAGACATATTTAAAGTCCCGGATGGTTGATGTTCTTCCGGTTTTATAGCAAATGAATAAACATTGATACCTGTATTAAAATTATTAGGAGAATTTTCATGATGTTGATAAGGTTGAACTACACTGAAATAACTTCCCTTGCGTTCAGCAAAACGATCATTACCATTTAATTGTATTTTAGCTATTGTTACAGGATTTTTAGCTAATACATATTGATTATCTGCATTGCGATCAGTGAAATTATTCCAATATATAGTTTGTTTTGTAGCATCAGTTACTTTAGGTGTTGGCTTAATGACCCATATTAATTCTTTACATGGATGATTAAAGTTCATGCGAATACTTTTCAGAGAATTTGCACCAGCACTTACTGTATCAGAACCAGTAAATTGTAATTGTTCAATTAAATATTCATGAGATAATTGAGCAAATCGACGACGTTCATCAGTATCTAAGAAGATATAATCAACCCATAGAGAAGCAGCTAAACTTAATTTAGATGTATCTCCTGAAAAACCTGAATTTAGTCTTTCGGTATCTGATAATAGTGCAGATGTACCTCTAGTATCTTTTAATTCGAAAGCTCTATCAGAATAATTATTACCTTTATCAACCATATTTGATACATTTTCAAATTCAATATTTATTTTTACTTCGTGATATTGTAATGCTATTAAAGGTAAAGCTAAACCAACATTGCGACAAAACCAAAATTCAAGTGGAACATAAACTGAATAACTTTCAGTAGCTTGTAAAACAATTGAACGATTTAATTTATCACCACCAACCATTAATTTATATCCATCGCGTTTTCCTTGAGGTAATGAAAGTTCATTCCATATGTATAACCATTCAGAATAATGTTTATCAATTCGTTGTCCACCAATTTCAAGTTCAATAGATTTTAATAATTTTAGACCAAAATAAGGAACAAGTGCAATACAATTATTATCATTTTGTGCTGTTACACCTGTACCTGTTGCAGCATTATCATTAGATACAGTACCTACGAAATATACACGATTAATTAAATCACCATTACGAGTTATTTGGCAAGTTACGCGAGAACCATATGTAGGATTTCCATTGAAAGATTGTTCAATCGCTTCTAATGCAAAATTTGTATGTCGGCGATATGCAACTTTGAAAAAAGTTATTTGAGGATTGCCAGTTAAATAAACATCCTGAGCACCATAAGCAACAAGTTGAAGAAGACCACCACCCATTTATGCTATATTCTTTATACTATAATAGGAGAAAAAAAATGTATATAGTTAAATTTAATTTGAATATGCTAAACCACCCATTCCAGAAAGAATGCGTAGAACGTTATAATTAACAGCATAAACAAATAATGTATATTCGGATGCATTATATGCACTAGATATTGATTCTTCAAAAATTAAATTTAATACTGCTGTATCAATACGAGACATATTTAAAGTTCCTGATGGTTGATGTTCTTCTGGTTTTAGAGCAAAAGAATATACATTAATACCAGCATTTGATGGTATATTTTCATGATGTTGGTAAGGTTGAATTAAATTGAAATATCGTCCAGGACGTTGATAAAATCGATCATTGCCATTTAATACTAATTTAGCCTCCTTAACAGGATTTGATGGTCCACTTGATGGAGCTGCAATATAATTTATATCAGTTTGCATTAATTTTTCATTTAAATCAGCATTAGTTGTAAATTTAGCAGTAACAGCATCAGATTTAGTTGTATAATTAAACCAATTATTAACATTAGCATCAGTATCTTTAGCTATGAACCATACTAATTCTTTACATGGATGATTAAAATTAAGTTTAGTTTTAACAGTAGATGCTGCAATTGCTTCTTGTCCAGTAAATTGTAATTGTTCAATTAAATATTCATGAGATAATTGAGCAAAACGACGACGTTCATCAGTATCTAAATAAATATAATCAACCCATAAAGATGCAGTAATAGTTCCTGATCCAGCACCACATTTAGTAGCACTTTCAAAATTAATATTAACTTTAACTTCATGATATTGGAGAGCAATTAAAGGTAAAGCTAAACCAATATTGCGACAAAACCAGAATTCAAGAGGTATATATAAAGTCTTTCCATTAAGAGAAGAACCACCTAAACCACCAACCATTTCACTATAACCATAACGTTTAGATTTAGGTAAAGATAATTCATTCCATACATATAACCAATGAGAATAATGTTTATCTATTTTTTGACCACCAATTTCAATTTCAACATAATTTAAAAGACGAAGACCATAATAATTTACATAATCATTACCATCACTTGGTTTAACTTGTAAATACATGCGATTAATTAAATCACCATTGCGAGAAATTTGGCAAGTTACGCGAGAACCATATGTAGGATTTCCATTGAAAGTTTGTTCAATCGCTTCTAATGCAAAATTTGTATGTCGGCGATATGCAACTTTGAAAAAAGTTATTTGAGGATTGCCAGTTAAATAAACATCCTGAGCACCATAAGCAACAAGT